CCTCCTGGGGCTTCTTGCGCGGCTTGCGCGGGGTCTTGGGTGCGGACGCCTTCAGCATCTGATCGCGGGTCGCCTCTTCTCGTCTGAGCTTGCCGGCGGCGATCTGGTTCGCGGGGTTGAGACTGACCGCTCCTTGAAGGCGTTCGATCCGCCGCTCGACCTCTCGAGTCTTGACCTTCACAATGTTGGGTGTGATGGGCGCGACGATCCCCGAGCTGATGAGGTGTCGGAGGAACTTGTAGTACTCCTCGCCGCCCTCATCGACGAAGAGCCGGCCCGCCTCGACGCTCACCTTTTGGAAGGGATCAAGGTGAGTGCTGCCGCCCGCCTCGTGCGGGTATGCGACGAGGTAGTCCTGATAGGGACCGAGGCGCGGATCGGATGGCTGGATCACTTGCCAGCCTCGACGCATGCCTCCGGCGACCGCGAGGTCGACCCCTCCGCCCTCTGTCACGCCGTCGACTCCTGGATCGATCCGCAGCTTTCCGAGCAGCGGCAGCCACTCGCCATCGACGAACATGAACCGGAACGGATGATGTCGGAAGAGAAACCGAGACTGCTTCCGCACCCGGCGCGGGATCTTGACCGCGTCATACCTCTCTTCTCGATCTATTCGCTTGCCTAGTACCTGCGCCATGAGTTCCTACCCTCGCTTGACTGAGTTTGGGGATACACGCCAGGTCGACGTAGCGGCCTTGCCCGCCTTGCCGTCCTTGGCGTTCTTGTGGAAGCTGATCACCCAGCCCCCCGGAGTTCTCTCGCCTGAGGCGTGGGCGGCATCCTCCCCCGACCGACGGAGGGCGGCGTCTACCGCGTCTCCGAAGGTCAGGGAGGAAGAATCACGGAGGCTGATGTAACCGTGAACCGCCATCGTCTCGCCTATCGGTCGGTGATGATAGCCACGCCGCGGGAGTCTTCCCCGATGGCGACAGCGTTAAAGGCGTGACCGATGACTCGGGAGAGGCCCGGATCGGCGACTCGCTCGAACTCGGCATACACCGGGCTCGCGGCGGGTGCCGGGACGGCTCCTCCCATGATGCCAGCGGCGGACGCCTCGGCGTAGGCGACCCCGCCCATTCCGAACATGGCGCCCGCGCTGTCTGCGCCAGCGTTAGCAGTCACGACCGAGTCACTCGCCCAGACGTCAACGCCCAGGAACTCGCCCTTGTAGCCCGGACCCTTGGCCCGGAGCATCTCGGCGGTCGCCGGCATCCACTGAACCGAGCCACCCTCAGACCGCAGGGACTCCTGCAAGTCTGTGAACTGGACGGTGTAGAGGACGCAGGCCAGCCGGCCCGGGACCACGCTCTGCTCGAGCTGGTAGATCGCGGCGTAGAAGTCGTCGACGGTGAGGTCAACCGTCGTCGTGCCGACCGTGTTCGAGAAGTCGTCGATCACTCCGCAGACCTGATCCGTAAACCGGAGCACGTAAGCGTTGCTCACGGCGGCGGCGAGCTGGGCGAGGCCCAGGTTGCCGGGTCCGCCGGTAACCTGCATCAGATCCGAGATCTCATAGGCAATGATCTGCTGGGCGACGGTGAGGGACAGCGCGGTATCGGTCAACGCGGAGTTGCCCGCTGCCGTGGTCTCGTCAGCGTTCGCGGCTGCCATTGCGCCGTTCCAGGTGATCTGAGGAGTCTCGAGCTTGGAAGAGCCAGAGCCGCCGAGATCGCCAATCTTGAGACAGACAGACCGGAGGTCCGTCGCGTCGTAGAGGGCATCCCAGATCAGGGAGTTGAACACCTCTGCTGCTCTAAGGTTATCCCCCTGCCCAGTATAGGTAATCTCATTTGCCATCGTCGATCACTCCAAGGGCCCGCGGCCCGCGTTGATGTTGGTTCTCGCTCGCCTTCGCCCGTGAGGTGGGAGTGACCTGGCAGCGGTTCGCGTCACAGTTCGCCCGTTACGGTGGGAGAGACCTACTGCGGCGCGGTGTGTATTGATGCAATCCTATGCGGTTCGGATTGTATGGGTCAACTAATTAAACGGCAGCTTGATTGAGGCGAGAATCTCGGGCATGGCCGCGGCGCGCTCTTCTCTGCTCATCCCGCTGATGCTGCCCGGCGTGTACGGCTGAGCCGGAGGAGGTGCGGGGCGCGTGCCATTGTTGCTCGAGGGCATGGACGGGGGTGCGGGAACCTCGGGCGCGGATGTCGCGTCGGGTGTCCTGCTCTCTGGGGCGAGGAAGGACGCGACCATGGGCGTCGTCTTCCCTTCTCTCTGGAACCACTCGCCGAAGTCTCCGGGCTCAGTGGCTCGATCGTACTTCGACCGCAAGAACTCGCTACAGTCCTGGTCCGTAATGCCGGCAGAGAGGAGAACCCGATCCTGACCCCATCGCGTCTCGGCGGAGGCGTGCTTCTGCTGGAGCTCGGCGAACTGGGAGTTCAGGTCGGAGAGGGCGTCAAGCTCGGCCTTGAACCCCGTCGCCTTCTTCTCCCAGATCGTCGCGGCTGGTCGGATCTCGTTCAGCTCAGCTTGGAGTGTGTTCCGGCTCTCGCGGATCTCAGCTGTCCGGGTCTTGATCAGCTCCTGAACCTGGGCCTCGGTGTATGTCTTGCTGGTTTCGTCTGTCATTGTCTCCCGCCTCCTACGTCGGGAAAGAGTGACCGCTCTCGGCGGATCGTCTCGAGGTGATCGATCGCCTCGGCCCGGTCCATGCTCGGATGCTCGGCGAGGACGAAGTCGACCGGGGACGCGAGGCCCACCTCCCACTTGGCCTTGATCTCCGCGGCTCGAGCTTGGCGCTCTGACGGGGTCGGCGGGACTGTCATGTAGCGGATCGAGTAGTCGATCTCGGGGATGGTCGAGCCCTCGTTCGCGTTCAAGAGGGCGGCGGAGAGGGCGAGGACGTCTTTGTCCCCGCGCTCGAACTGGGCCTCGCTCGCCTTCTGGAGTCGGCGCACGCTCTCCCGCTTGAGGGCTATCGCGTAGCCCGACTCGGCAGCGCCCCCGCTCCGCTGGAAGTCGTCGGGGCTCAGGCCGGCATGGGCCAAGGTTCGCTGCTCGTACTGGTCGATCGCGAGCTGCAACCTCTCGGGGTCAACGGGAGATGTGAACTGCCCGAGCCTCCCGGAGCCTGGCGCTCCGTCGTCTTGGAAGATCGCGATGGCTGTCGGGTCGAGGTGGACCTCTCGCCTCACCGACTTGCCGGTCCCTCGAGTAGCTCCGCCGCCGAGGCTGATCCCGACTCCGTACCTCTGGGCGAAACTGGCGTCTCTTACGACGTAGCCCCAGAAGGACCAGTAGCACGCGATGAGGAGAGTCGCCTCGACCTGCTCGGCGCCCTCCCAGCCATTCCAGAGTAGCCCGGTCCTGGCGGCGTGATACATCGCGTAGGGCAGCCGGGGCTGTCCGTCGACGATATACGGGTAGTCCTGGCCGGAGAACCTCCCGCCGAGGGCTTGCTCGGTGATGTCCTTCGACCCTTCGATTTTGTTGCCCGACCGGGGGAGCAGAACCTTGTACCTCGGCTCGCGACCTGGGCGGACGTCGAGGCTGTCCCATGTCCAGAGGGTCTCGCGCCCCTTCCCTTCTCCGAGGTCGACGTCTCGAAGACGGGCTTCGATCAGGTAGGTGGGGACGTCGGGCTCGTCTGGATCTGCCGAGGCCCAGACCATGTCGGAGGGGACGGCACGGTAGAGCAGCTCGCCGCGCTCCTTGGCGTAGTCGACTCGGATCAGCCCCTCTCGCATCCCGATCGTGTTGCGGGCGTTCCTCGCCGCTATCGCCCAGAGTCCGTCGTCGCGGAGGCGGCGAAGGAAGTCGTCGATGTCCGCGGCCTGGTGAGAGATCTTCGGGGGGGCGTCGTACTGGATCGCGAGCTGCTTTGTGACCGTCCCAAAGAGGTTCCGGCTAACGTCGAGGTTCCCGAGCCGCGCGACGGTCTGGGCGGGGAAGAAGCTCTCCGCCTTGTTCAGGAGGTCTTGGCGCCACTGCCCCTCGAGGAGGCGGCGACGGAGGCGCGAGTGTGCCCGCCGGCTCTCGTCGTCCGAGTGCGGCAGCGGGGGCGGGCTTGTAAGTCCGGGCTTGTTCTCTTGCGACATCCTGGATCGTTCGTCTGTGGTCGGTGGGGCGAGGGTAGCCCCTCGGGCACGGGAAGGTCAAACTCTATCGGATGCGGATCTTCCTCTCGTCCTTGTGACGAGTGTCGAGGAACTCCCGGCAGATGTAGCGCGAGGCGTCGAGGATGTGGCTCAAGTCCTTGTTCGCCGCGTTGCCCCCTGGTCCCCGCCAGTGACGGAGGCCGGCTATCAGAGAGGCGCATCGAGGATGGACGGTCACCGACCCCCGGACCATCGCAGCGTGGAGGAGTCGGGAGGTGTAGGCGACCGAGCCCGGACCCTTGCGAGCTGGGAGGATCTTGAAGGGGGGCTCTGTCGGGGGCAGCCCGGAGACCGCGGCGATCTTCTGCTCGAGAAGGTGATTGACCCGATAGCCCACCTCGGACTTGCCCGCGGAGTTCGTGTCCCCTCTCGCCAGGTCCACAGCCTCCGGCCCGACGTCCCACCGACCGAGCATGTCGAGGATCCCGTTCGCGTCGGCCTCGATCCCAGTCCGCCCGGGGCTCGTGTACTCGTCCAGGAACCAGACCTTGGGGTCGACCTTGTCACGCTTGAAGGCGACCAGGACCGCAGCCTCTCGGCCCGCGTCCTCTCCGTGGTCGACGCCGATCCCGATCTGGACCTCGTCGCCGGGTAGCTCTTCGCTGATCATCGAGTCGACGAAGGCGGCGAAGTAGCGGTCTGGGCTGATCCCCTCCCAAGCGCCGAAGAACCTCTGGTGGAGTTCGGCGGGGAGGATCATCTTTCGGATCTCCTCCAGCTCCGCCGCGCTGAGCCCGGTGTTCTCTGTGGACGGCTGGACGTGGATATCCTCCGCCCTCCCGTCCTCGCACGCTTGCTTGAGCCAGCCACAGGGACGACCGACGGGGGTGAGGGTTAACCAGATCGAACCCTTGCGAACAATCACTCGAGACTGGGCCTCGGCGAAGATCCTCTCCTCCGGGGGCTCGTCCAGCCAGACGAAGTCCAGGGTCGACCCGGCAGCGGCGAGGACGCCCGCGGACTGCGAGACGATGCCCATCGAGTCGCCGCTCCTCAGTCGCAACATCCGACGACGCCCGACCGTAAAGCCTCGGTCCGGGTGATAGCGGCAGTCGGGATGGAGCAGGCCAGGGGGGAGCAGCTCGTGCAGCTTGCTCTCGATCTCCTTGCTGCTGTCGTCGGAGTAGGGAACCAGGCGACCGGCTACGGGGCGATCGGGGAT